ACACTAAACTACATTGTATGTATGCGAATGATAATGGTTTAACACTAAACTATATTTGTGTGTATGCTAATGATTAGTGGTTATGTTATACTCTAACACACACACCTAAACACCTTCAAATGTTTGAAGATATGCAAAGGGTAGGGGGGAGTGGGCCAAGGGGGGTTAGGGCGTTGATGTATATGACCTTTTCCAAAAAACTGGCTTCCAACTTGTTAACCACTTCCGCCCTAAGCTTGCAAGATCATCTCTGTGGGGACATATAACCGATCAGTTATACAAGGTGTCCTCTTCTTCCTTTATTCGTCTGTTTACGTAAGAGGAAGAGCAATCCTTTGCTCTGACGACCTTCGGTCAAAAAGCTATTTTCGACGAGGGGAGGGGACAAAGTCCCCAAAACGTGAAAAAATTCTTTCGTTAGTTTTCAACGACATAAGAAAAAAGTGAAAAATAGTTGAAAATAGTTTGTCCCATTTTACCCTGTTTTTGACGTATATATAAGTAGGGGGTAAGGGGGTTGAAGGTTATAGGTATATGTAGTGAGTATATGAAATATACGAACGGAATATAAATAGGGATAAGAAATGTCGTTGAGAGGTTACAGCAAAGATGAGTTCTACACACCGTCTAATCGGTATGTAAAAGTTCTTCCTTTGCCGGAAGAGCCTGAGGAGACATTTGAGGACAACAACAAAATCTGGAACGATCTTCGTATCTGGAATGACCAATTCGTATGGGATGAGTGAACGGAGCGAAAATGCCAACATTTGAGAATTTGGAATCGCTCGCTTCTGTACGGGCAAAGATCAACGATAGTATCCAGAACGCAGAGAGTGCTCTTGATCGTCTGGATATTGTTGAGCCTGCCATTACCAACCATGAGACCCGTATCCAAGATTTGGAAAGCGCAGGTCCGGGAGGTAGTGTTACGGTTCAGGACGAAGGTAGCACACTTACTACTAGCGTCTCAGTAATCAATTTCACTGGCGCAGGCGTTACAGCCACAGGCGCTGGTACAGTTGTAGTGGACATCCCCGGAGGTGGGGGTGGGGTCACAGATGGTGACAAAGGGGATGTAGTCGTCTCTGGTGGTGGCACTGTTTGGTCGTTAGATGCGACCACTGCTGCTAACCTTCGTGACAGAGCTACACACACTGGAACTCAGTCTTTCACTACCGTCACTGGTACTAAGGCACAACTTGATGCCGCTGTCACAGACGGTAACGTTATGTACGTAGGGGACGCACCTACAGCTCACACTCATACTCTGGCTAACGTCACTGACGTTACAATGACTGTGGCAAACTTGAATTCTCTGGATGATGGAGTTAACTCTACCCTCCACTTCCACAACACTGACCGGGACAGAGCCAACCATACAGGTACGCAACTCTCCACAACGGTCAGCGATTTTAACGAAGCAGCACAGGATGCTGTTGGGGGCATGGTTGATACCTCGTTGGTCTACAACGATGTCACTCCCACTCTTCAAAGAGCCGCCCTCACTGGTGCTGTAACAGCTTCGGCTGGTAGCAACACCACTGCCCTCGGGTCGTTCACTAAAGCTCAGCTCAACACAGCTATCTCCGATGGGGATGCAATGTATGTTGGTGATGCTCCTACCGCCCATACGCACACCTTAGCCAACGTTACAGATGTGACGATGACTGTCGCCAACCTTAACTCATTGGACGACGGCGTCAACTCTACTCTTCACTTCCATAATACGGATAGAGATAGAGCTAACCACACTGGGACTCAGACGGCCTCTACAATCAGTGATTTCTCTGAAGCTGTAGACGACCGTGTTGCTGCACTGGTAGTGGCTGGTACGAACATGACCGTCACTTACAACGACGCAGCAAACACTCTCACGTTTGACGCCGCTGGTAGTGGCGGTGGTGGGGGAGCTCCTCAAATTATGTCATGGATGATTTAAATGTTAATTCTAGCTTCAACATCGGACATTGTTCGTATTGTTACAGGCCAAGCGGCTCAGATTGAAGTTCACACTTCCTACGTAGACTGGAACGGGACTACTGTCACCCCCGGTCGTACTAACACTCCAGCGATTACCACTGCGACCACAACCACTGTTGTGCCTTCGCCCGGTGCGAGTGTTCAAAGAAATGTCAGACATCTGAACGTCACAAATGACCACGCTAGTGCATCCTGTGTTGTCACCGTAGAGCATTTTGACGGTACTACAGCAGTTGAACTTATGGCCTTTACCCTTCTGCCGGGTGAGAACATGATCTTCGGTGAAGAAGGTCGTTGGGTGCACCGTGATGCCAATGGAGCTGAATATCCTCCGGCTGGTAAAGGGGCATATGACGGCTATACCATCCCATTCATGAAAAGCAGCACCGCTGCTGACGCTGTGGGTTTCTGGTATTGCACTAGTAAAGACACAGGATTCCCCGGTGCTTGGGCTCCCGGAACTCCGGGATTAAACGGTCGTGTGACAGACGGAACAGCTGCTCCTGATGCGGGCTGTGTTCCAATCAAAAACCCAGCTGTTGGTGCAAACTACCTCACTGAGTTGATGATGAGCAACTCGACAAGCCACTACAATTTGTTTTTTGACGTTTTGTGGGTTAACTCGGGTCTTGTGGTGACGACTACCACAGCACAGGCTATCACCACCCCCACTCTCCCCGCTCGTGATGTTAACGGCACAACTAATGGGGAAGGTTGTATGATCGGCATGTTGTTTACAGCTGCTGCGACAAACGCGGCAGTTATCCAAAACAGCACAGTCAGCTATACAAACTCGGACGGTGTTGCTGGTCATACCGCTGTTCTAACTGCTCTCGCTGGTGGTTATATCCCTGCCACTCCGACCGTCGGTACTTTAGTGTGGTTCAGCCTACAAGCCGGGGACAAAGGTGTCCGCTCGATCGAAAGTGTCACGCTCGGCACGTCCCTTGTTACGGGCTCTATTTCGATGATAATTGCTCGTGACTGTGCCAGTATCGGGACTACAATCATTAACATTCCTGCCACTCGTACTCTCAGCTCGCCCGGTGTACGTCTTTATAACAGCACATGTATGTTGCACTGCATTTTGGCGTCGGCTACGACAATCACCTTCTTCAATGGTGAACTAACCATTCAGGAGAAGTAATATGGCAAAAGAACTGACAGATATGCAAAAACTTTTCCTCGAATATCTGTTTGGGGAAGCTGCTGGAGACACAGTCAGTGCTAAGCGCATGGCTGGTTACTCTGAGAACTACCCTACAAGTGCTGTTGTCGAGTCTGTCAGAGATGAGATCATCGAGCACACCAAACTCTATCTCACTCGTAATGGAGCTAAAGCTGCCATGAAAGTGGTTGGAGTTATGGATGATCCTACACAACTTGGTACGAAGGAAGTCTTGGCTGCTGCCAAAGAAGTTCTTGATCGTATCGGCGTTGTGAAAACAGAAAAAGTGGAACTCGGAGGAAGTGCAGTGTTTGTCCTTCCTGCAAAACAGATAGAGGAAGACGATGCGTAAACCTATGCCAAAGCCCGGAATTAAAAAGCCCATCACAAAACCTAGCTTCAAAAAAGGCGGGGTGGTTAAGAAAAAAGGCTGCTAATGCCTAAAATCTTAGACCGACTGGTTTCACAGCTAGTGAAGAATGGAATGTCGAAAGACAAGGCCTACGCAGTAGCTGTCAAAAAGTTGCAAGAGAGTGGAAACCTTGAGAAAGGTTCCACAAAGGCTACTAAGAAGGGAGAAGCTCGTGGAGAGATGACCCCTGCTGAGAGAGCTAAAGATAGAGCAGCTAAACGTTCTGGTGGAAAGCCTTCCGACTACCGCTATAACAAACACAATAACACAGCTGTAAAAGGTAAGGTGAATCGACGTGTCAAGAAAAGAGCGTGATTACAAAAAAGAGTACGCTGCCACTCATGGCACTGCTCAAGGAAAGAAAGATCGGGCTTCTCGTAATAAGGCGAGAGCTGAAGCTATGAAAGCTGGTAAGGTTAGGAAGGGCGATGGAAAAGAAATTGACCATAAGAACTTCAACCCCAGAGATAATAGCCCTTCCAACCTTCGTGTTGTTAGTAAAACGGTCAATCGTAGAAAGCAACCAAAGAGAAGCTGATGGACAAGCCTACCAAGGATTGGCAACCAATCCCAAGGGTTAGCAGGACGGTCCCCTTCGGATATCAGGTTGATCCCGAAAACGATAAAGTGTTACTTCCTGTCGTTTTTGAGCTAGAGGCTCTGGAAAAAGCTCGTGAGTATGTGAAGAGATTCTCGTACAGAGCTGTATCTGAGTGGCTCACAAATGTAACAGGAAGAAAGCTTTCGTATGTTGGCTTGAAGAAGAGGTTAGAGGTTGAGCATTCTAGACGAAAGAGAGCTGCAGCTCTTAAACACTGGACCAAGCGCTTCGCGGAAGCCAAAGAGACTGCCCGTCAGATCGAAGAAGAAGGTCTCGGAGCAAGTAAAGTCCTCGACAACTAATGTCGAAATTGTGGACCCGGTTGAGTATGAGTTTCCAGAACTCCTCAAGCAAGATAAAGAGATCATCTTTAAGCCTAATCCGGGTCCACAAACGGAATTTTTAGCCGCCTCAGAGAGAGAAGTTCTCTATGGTGGTGCAGCAGGTGGTGGTAAATCTTACGCCATTCTAGCTGATGCAATCAGAGACATTGCTAATCCTAGTTTCAGAGGTCTTATCGTTCGTAGAACGACAGAGGAACTCAGAGAACTGATTAGTAAGAGTCAAGAGCTCTACCCAAGGGCTTTCCCCGGAATTAAGTGGTCAGAACGTAAATCAGAGTGGAAGCATCCAGATGGCGGAAGCCTGTGGATGAGCTTCTTGGAAAGAGACCAAGACGTAACCCGTTATCAAGGTCAAGCATTTAACTATATCGCGTTCGACGAACTTACCCAGTGGCCTACACCATTTGCATGGAATTACATGCGTTCTCGCCTAAGAACTACCGACCCAACTCTTAAGCTTTACATGAGAGCTACGACAAACCCCGGTGGTGTAGGTCACAATTGGGTAAAGAAAATGTTTATCGACCCCGCTACTTGGGGTAAGCCTTTCTGGGCTACGGATATTGAAAGTGGAGAGATTCTCTCCTACCCGAAAGGCCACGCAAGTGGCAGAGAAGGTCAGCCGCTCTTCAAAAGACGGTTTATCCCTGCCAAACTGTCCGATAACCCTCACCTTTTCTCGTCTGGAGACTATGAAGCCAACCTTTTGTCTCTTCCTGAGGCAGAAAGACGGCGTCTCCTCGAAGGGGATTGGGATGTTATCGAAGGAAACGCCTTTCCAGAGTGGAATAGACGTATCCATGTCGTCGAACCCTTCCAAATTGACCCATCTTGGCGTAAATTTAGGTCTTGTGACTACGGGTATAGCAGCCATTCAGGTGTTTTGTGGTTCGCAGTGACCCCAGACGAGCAGTTAATCGTCTACAGAGAGCTTTATACGCAAAAAGTGCTAGCTGAAGACCTCGCGTACATGATTTTGGACGCAGAAGAAGGTGAGTACATTAGTTATGGTGTCCTTGACAGCAGCTGTTGGCACACAAAAGGTAACAGAGGCCCTTCTATCGCCGAAGAAATGATCGCTACAGGTTGTAGATGGATACCTTCGGATAGAAGTAAGGGTGCACGAGTTAGTGGAAAGAACCAAGTCCATAAAAGATTGCAGATTGACCCCTTCACTGAGGAACCAAAGCTGATTTTCTTCTCGACTTGTGTCAATACGATCGCTCAGCTGCCTGTTATCCCTCTTGACCAAAATAACCCAGAGGATGTGGACACTAAGTCCGAAGACCACCTCTACGACGCCCTTCGTTATGGCTGTATGTCTCGTCCCAGATCAAGTCTGTGGGACCCCGATCCTAAGACTACACGCTCTTACGTCCCCTTTGATCCAATTTTCGGGTATTAAGTATGGAAGAAGACACAGAATTTGAAGAGCTTGTAGAAGCTTCTTTGGTCGAAGATGGCTCTGAAAAGCCCCTAGAACCGACAGTCGCCTTCGTTGACGAACGTTTTCAGAGAGCTCGTACTAAGAAACTCTCCGATGAGACTCGTTTCCTGAAAGCCTATAAGAACTTCAGAGGCATCTACGACAGAGAGCTTGCCTTTACGGAAAAAGAAGTATCGAAGGTCTTTGTGAAAGTCACAAAAACTAAGGTGCTGGCAGCTGTGGGACAAGTCATTGAAGTGCTCTTTGGCACCAGTGCTTTCCCAATTTCGGTTGATCAAACCAAGTTGCCTGACGGAGCTGTGGACAGCGTCCATTTTGACCCAGCTGTGCCCGAAGGTGGCCCTAGTGCTGCTCCTGCAGCTGGTCCTCCGAAGCCTT